TATATTGCCAACAAGCCGTACCAGCAACAGCCGCTGTACTGGACGCACCAATATAGGACTGTTTACTAGCACAGTTAGAGAGCAACAACAAACAACTAATTAAAAGTAACTTCTTCAACACCGTCTACCTTATTTTTTTCTTTTAATTCTTTTTTAAGAGCTTCTTCTCTTTCTTTTTGTTTTTCTGTAAGTTCAGCAAGTCTTTTATCGTGTTCATATTCTGCAAGAGTCTTACCGAAACCGACTTTGTAAAAATGATCAACTGGCACAGGCGATTGATACGCAAGCAACAGTTTATCAAAATTAATATCTAAATTTCTGTACATTTTAGGATTTGCTTTTTTAGTGTCAACATGTGATTTCAATACAGTAATTCTGTTTGTAAACACATTTTCATACGGAGGTTTAGATTTAGATTTTGCAATATCTTTTTGTTTTGCAATCTTAAATTCTTCAAATATAGTTTCTTTAGTTATCATAATATAGTCCTTTTGTTAGTTTATTCGTTAATTCTATCATAAAATAGTCTATTTGTCAAGCGTTAAAAACCCTATAAATCATAGGGTTTATTGTCATTACCCACTACTTTACACATGGATTGTATGTCATCTATAAGGTGATTCACTTCAGCATCCCGCTCAGGCGTTTTGATCTGATTATACTTTAGGTTGTATAACTTATCTGCCTGAGCTTTGATACTATCAATCTTCTTACAAAAATCACTAATCTTGTGTAGCATTTTTCTTCCTAAATATGTTTAGAATTGACTTTTTTGTATTAGTCAATTGAGCTTTACTATCTGCCCAACTCTTTGTTTGATACTCAACAATTTTGTTTTTCTCATTTGTTAACCAGTTAGTTACTGGATTAGCACTTGCTATATTCATTGATACTAGTATTACTGCAACTAATAACGTAGCGAATAACAATGATTTTTTCATATTCCACATTATGTCTTCCTTCCCATTGTTTTAAAATCGGCTTTGTCAACTATCTGGTAGTTACCCTTGTTGTAGGCAATGCCGATTGTTTTGCCTTCGGGTAGTTGTACTTTAGGTTTTGACTCTTTAGTACATGCTCCAGATATTCTATCACTTGTAGGTATAGAATTTCTTGGTAGACCGTTTATATCTAATGTATAATCAGGTCTTTCAAATCCTTTAAGAGTTCTAGTAAATGACTCTCTATTAATCTTCAACCATTTATCTTTTGTCATAATCAATATACTTTATAGTTCCTTCTACGTATCCGTATTTTTTATCTTTTACTTTAGGGTTTGTAAACATAGTGTTAGCGTCACCTGATTTGTAACCTTTCTTGTGTGAAAGTGTAATATGGGCAGCGCCTTTATCATGTCTTTTGATTCTATTGTACTCTTTATCCCACATTTTGTCAACCCATAAAGCGTCAATATGATTGTTTGCTCTGTAACCTTTAATAAACACACCCACCTTTTTACCTACAAGTTTAGAATATTTGTTATAAACTTTCTTAATAGGTTTAAATGCAAGTGTAACGTGATCTGATACAAGTATGTCTTTTGTAGCAAGTTTCTTTACAACGTTACAACTTTGTCTATCTAATTGTACAGCAAAATATCCGTTCATTATTTACCCAACTTACTTTCGTTTTCTAAATTAATTGCAACATCAACATCTGAATCTTCTTTCATCCATGCTGTGTCTTCAACATAATCATTCTTTTTAATAACTTCTTCTATCTGCATAAAATAACACCAGTTACTACCAAATGTAATTGCACCAACATAATTTAAATCAGTATCATATTCTTTTGCGTTTACTCCTAATTCAGCAGCTATATCAGCAGGATCAGTAGCAATACCAATGTTTGTTATAACACCTTCTCTACCTTTATCATCTCTTATCGTGTCGCCTAGTTTTATTTGCATAATGTCTCCTTTAGTTTAAGTTGTATATGTAATTTGGGTTTTTCTTTTTAGTTTTGTAATTCTTTGTAAAGTCAGGATCAAAATCTTTTCTAAAACCTTGTCTGCCATTATACATCTGACCGAAGTCGTTGAATAGGTTGTCATCACCTGCAGCCGTTTCAGGACCGAACACATCTTCGTATGTTTGGTAATACTCATCTGGATATACTATCTCAATACCAGTAGCACCTGTGAAATTAGTAGCGTCTTCTCTATACGTCTTGTTCGCATAGGCTTTGAATTTAAGTAATTGTTTTCTATAGAATTTAATTTTATCTATAGGTACATTTCTGTAGATAGTAGCTGAAGACCAGAACGTATCATATTCTGATTCTGGATCAACATATTCTCTTTTGTAAACGATATTAAAACTTTTAAAGTATTCTTTTGTCATATATACACATAATATATCAGAAAAATACGGAATTGTCAAGCGTTAAAAACGTTGATTTTATTGACTTTTTAGGAATAATTATGAGAACAAAACGAGAACATCTATGATTCGTACCCATATTTTGCGATATAATATGAATCTACTATGTCGGTTACTGGATTATTGAGTTTCGTTTGTTCAAATTCTTTGACTAAATCAACGCCAGTATCTTTTGTAAACTGCTCATACATCTTTAGTTTATCTGCATTACCCTTGCCAGTAGCATTCTTCTTTATCTGACCTGGTACTATAGATTGAAATCGTTTATTGAGTTTATATAGTTTATGTTTGAGAGCACCCATATTCTCTGCTAGGTTGAATACAAGTCCTTTACTACCAAATGAATATCCTTCTATAAAAATATTACCAATAGCAGTATCAATAACAGAAATTGCCCACTCGGAAATCTGGTCGTGTCGTTGTTGCTCGGAGGTATAGGGTAGATGTAATCTGCCATTTATTTTACCATTACAATAGTTGCCTTCATATTTTTTCACATTTGTAAGATAGTATATCTTACAGTTATCTAATTTAAACTCGCCTCTACATACACATATAGCAGGACTGCTTAAACTATAATCAATTCCAATCGTCTTCTTCTTCATCATGCTCAAAGATTGCGTCATCATCATCTATTGAAGTATCAGCGCCACAAAATGGACATGTAGTAGGCTCATTGTCTTCGTCTTTCCACTTGACCCAATAACTAACATCACAATTAGGACAACTTATTTGTACCTTGTTTATGTTATCTGACATTCATGCTCCCTTATATAACTTACTTTATTAAAAAACCCTGCTTGTGCAACCTCATGCCACACTATCGCTACGGAGTTTTGATTTTGTTCTAATGAGTTGACACCTGTAATTTGATAATCAGCACACATGTTTGATAATATTTGTACGTCATATCCTTTCTTTGCCCAACTCATGGCACTATATGGTTTAGTTCTTAACACACAACCAGATATATTTGTACCACCTATTATAACATTTTCTATTCTGTAATCCATTTGTTTTAATTCTTCAACAATACTTTCAACAGAGCTGTCATCTGGATTAATAGTTTTCCATATGTGTCTGTTTTCTATTTTTACCATCTTTGCAACTTCCTCTACTCGTTTGTGTCTATGAGGAAGATGATTAGATATAATAAAAAGAGGTTTCTCTCGTACAGGATTTAGTAAAGCATTCAATGTAGAAAAACGTTGATTGTTTATAAACTCATCACCTAAAACAGGATGTCCTTCAAAGTCAATAAGCATTATAATTGTTGTAGGTCTTAATATCATATCCACTTTATTATTGTTTCAGGTTCTGGTTTCTTGTCGTCTTTCTTTTCAACATCACTCATACTTTCTCTACGAAATTCTTTTGCTTTACCTATACTACCTAACAATACAACAGGATGTTTTACCCAAGGTAAATCTGCCCATGCTGACAAAGGTTTATATGGAAAACATGCTATTGTAGATGTATTTAGACCTTTCTCTAATGCAAAGGCTGATAAATTAGCCATCCACATTCCTACTTCTACGGTTGTAGTTCTCATCATTGAGTCTACCTCGTCTTCGTGCATTTGCTCGTAGTAGTCTCCTTTTTCTATTCTCTTTCTGTAGTACTCATTAGGATCACATACCCTTTGTGTAAATACTAATAGATAAGGTGCTGTACTTATATGTTCAAAGTACGGATTGTATCCTTCTTCTTTATGATCTTCAATGTTTTTTTCATTTATATGTTTTTTATTCTTTACACTTTTCATCCATATAGAGTGTTTTTCTGTTACCTTATCAGGACCTAATACATTACAATTATATGGCATAAAATTGTTTTTAGATGGTGTAACTTTCCATGCCTTCCATAATAAATCTTCAATCAATTGTTTTTCAGGTATGTCCTCTGTATCGTAGGCCATAACGTGTTGTCTTCTATTTAATAAATTTAGGATCGGTTGTTGATTCATTATAGTTTAAATTTTTTAAACTGATCTTTTGTTACGTCTTGTTTAAGACCACCAATAACATAACTTTCTATTTCAGTTTCTTGTGGTGCGTTTTGTAGTGAGTGACTATTAAACCAATGTTGTGTCCAAGGTAATGGATTCTGTGATGATGAGTGTTCATACTTTTGTTCTAAACCAATAACTCTCATTCTTCTATTTGCTATATATTCAACATATTGATGTAGTAGTTTTTCTGATAGTCCTATCATAGAACCTTTTTGAAATAGATAAGTTGCCCAATCTTTCTCTTGTTGTACTGCGTCATCATATATTTTATAACATTCTTTTTGTGTATCTTTAATAACTTTATTCATAACCTTATCATTTTCTTTTGTAAGATATGCTTTGATAATCTGTTGACTCATTGCAAGGTGTTGACTTTCATCTCTAGCAATAAGAGATAATATCTTAGCACTACCCTCCATAAGTTTTAATTCACCAAATGCAAACGAACAAGCAAATGATACGTAAAATCTTAAACCTTCTAGTACATTTACAGTTACTAACGCAAGCCATAATGCTTTCTTTAGTTCGTACATATCAACTGATTTAGGATCAGTATGCCATTTGTAGCCTAATGCAATTAGTTTATCGTATGCTTCTGTAACTGCTTTTGATCTTTCTTCAATCTTCTTATCTGCAATAATAGTATCAAATATATCACTAGGGTCTGAATATAAGTTTTTAATTATGTATGTATAACTTCTACTATGAATTGTTTCCATAAAGTCCCATGCAACTATGGCACCTTCTAATTCAGGATTAGTTACAAAAGGTAAAAATGCAAGGCATGGACCTCTACCTTGTACACTATCTAACATAGTTTGATATTTTAGATTAGATGTAAAGATAAACTTTTGTGATTCTGATAGTTGAGCATAGTCGTTTCTATCTTTCTGTAAAGAAACTTCTTCAGGTCGCCAAAAGAAACCTAGTTGTTGTTGAGCCAATCTATCAAATACAGGATACTTAAACGTATCATATCTTTGTACTGCAAGGTCTTCACCAAAAAACAATGGTTGTTTTGTAGCGTCTAAATTTTGTTTCTTATTAAATACTGTTTTCATATTAATTACTTCCTACAAAATTAAATATATCATCTATAGGTGGCCTTGTATCTTTTTTAAGTTGTTTTGGTGTTTTATTTTGATATTGATATTTTTTTGCTTTACCTATTGTTTGTATCACAGTAGGATAAAAATCTAAAAAAGGATAATTTTTCCATTTTTCTAGCCCTTTATCGCCTGATCTTGGTAAACAAACACAAAAACCAGTGTCATAACCTTTATCTAATACACCACCCATTATCATTTGAGCAACCATTCCTATTTCTACTGCACCAGATTCTCTATTCTGATTATTCATATAATCCCAATTAAGACCATCCCATACACTTTTACCATCTATATGATCGGTTTCACCAGCATGATATTCATTAGGAGGAGAAACTCTTGGTGTATAAATTAATATCCAAGGTGCTGTTTGTATATGTGATAAACCTATACTCTTTGTTTGTCTAGCTTCTTCACCATAGTGGGTATCATCAATCCATTGTTTAAATCCTTCGCATAGTTCCCATATATGATTACTACGTTCTTTATTAGGACCTAAAACATGTATTTTATATCCGTACATTTTTCTAAATGATGTAACTAAAGGATATGCCTTACTGACTATATCTCTTATTTCAGTTTCAGTAGGTATAATCTTATCGTCATAAACTGATGGATGTTTTCTTTTACTAAAAATGTCTATTACTTCGTTCATTAAATTGTACACGAGTCGCAATTCTCGTCCTCCTCTTTTGGTTTATCTTCAGGCACATTATCGTGGAACCCAATTGTATGGGTGGGTTCGTCTTCGTCTTTTTTACTATCATATGTGTTTTGATAATAAGAAGTCTTCCAACCTAACTTATATGTTGTTAATAAATCTTGTGCCATTACTGATACTGGTACTTGACCATCAGTATAATTTTCAGGATTATATGACCAGTTACCACTTATTGCCTGATCAAAATATTTTTGCATTACTGCAACGATATTTATATATCCTTCGTTCCCCTTCATGTCCCAAAGTAGTGTATAGAAGTTTTTTAATTTATTATACTCTGGTACTATCTGTTTTAATGGGCCTTTTTTAGACTTTTTAACAGACAAATAATCTCTAGGTGGTTCAATACCGTTTGTCGCATTTGAAACTACACTAGAAGATTCACTAGGCATTTGTGCTGACAATGTACTATGTCTTAAACCATGTTCTTTAATTTCTTTTCTTAAATGTTCCCAATCGTAAGTGTAATCTCTTTTTACTAATTCATCTACGTCTTTTTTATAAGTGTCAATAGGTAGTATACCATCTGCATATTTTGTTTGTTTAAATGCTGAACATTGGCCTTTTTCTTTTGCAAGTTGATTACTTGCCTTTAATAGAAAATATTGAAATGCTTCGGTAAGTTTATCAACTTGTCGCCATGCAAGTTTCTGATCGTATTTGTAACCTTTCTTTGCAAGGTAATGAGCAAGACCAATGTAACCAATACCTAAACTTCTACGTGCCTTTGTAGATTTTTCAGCAGCGTCAATAGGATACTTTTGATGATCTATTATTTCATCTAATGCTCTTACTGCTAAATCACATAAAGGTTCTAGTTCATCACGTTTGTTTATTTTACCCACATTGATGGCAGATAAGATACATAAAGCAATCTCACCTTCACCATCAATGTGTTGTATTGGAGTGGTTGGTAAAGTTATTTCCTGACATAGATTGGACATGTAAACTCTATCTTTAAAAGATGAGTGAGTATTACAATGGTCAATATTCATAATATAGATACGGCCTGTTTCAGCACGTTCTTTCAATATGTCAAAAAATAATTCTTGTGCATTTATCTTCTTTTTCTTAACGCTAATTTTTCTTTCTGCCTTTTCATAAAGTTCATCAAACTCTGGTGTACCCCATGCCTCATACAGTTCAGGTACTTCGTGTGGTGAAAATAAAGTTATATCTTGGTTGTTTATAAATCTTTCATAAAACAGTTTTGATAACTGTATTGAGTAGTCAAGTTTTCTGACTCGATTATCTTCACTACCTTTATTGTTTTTAAGAACAATAATGTCACCTATTTCTTGGTGCCAGATTGGGAAGTGGACTGTTGCTGATCCTCCTCGGACTCCATTTTGAGTGCAACACTTAACCGTTGCCTCAAACTTTTTAAGAAAAGGTATAACACCAGTGTGTT